TCGCGCAGCCAGCCGACGATCTCGTCGAGGTTGGCCTCGCACCAGCCGGGGCTACGTTCTTCCTCAACGTCCATGCGTTTAGCGCGGGCGTTGCAGGAACAAGTCGGGCTGGCCTCGATGCGGAGCCACGTTTTCAATAACTTCTTGAGTTCCTTGCCGGGGCCGTGTGGGGGGGCTGGCGAAGAGCCGAGAGGCATCTCATAGCCAGCCTTTGCAGCCTTTGGGTATGCCGGATGCTGTTCGTCAATCGTCCACAGGTCGCCGTCTTGCGACACGACGCAGGCCATCGCAGAGTCAAGGTGGTAGCCTCGCTGGCGGCAGATCGCCTCTAGTTGTCGGCGATGTACGGCTATCATGGCGGCATCATGGAAACGGTGGGTGTTCCGGGCGGCGTTTCAACGCATCCTGTGTCGCATGGGCAAGGGTCGCCGCCGTATACATGCCCAGTTTCAGGGTCTTCATATTGAGCGCATGGAACCTCGTGTATCCCAGGATTTAGCGAAGTGCCCGGCGACGCTCGCTCCAATATTTCCTGTGACACAAAAATCGCGTCGCCTACAGGGCACCCTAGTTCGTCCATCTCGAACGCGAGGCACAGAGTCGAGGCGCGCACAAAATTTATTCTCCACAACAAGCCGTGGCCGCCGGACAAGCCAACAAGAGCTCCAAAGCAATCTTGGTTTTGCGCGGTGCCTTTGTAATAGTGAACGCACTCAAGGCACTGCCACACAAAACGGACTGTCAAATGCAGCTTGCCGCCGCACCGACAGACAAGACCCTGCTCTATGACTGCGTAAGATCGCGACCCGACGTTTCCTGTGTCGTCAGTATTTCGTTCCTGTAGCGCCCAGTCGCAGAATACACCGTCTCCGTCTGGGTCAACGCGATACCAGAGTCGATCACGGCATGATGCGGACGGGCCAGGGCACACAAACCCAGACGCCGGTTCATCGCCCTGTGCAACGAAAACGGGTATTTCTGCGTTGTAATCCCCCCACGAAAAATACAATTTTTCTGGAAGCGGGCACGCTTCCGGCGGCGAGAGATAACCAGAGCCGCCGTCGACGAGCATTAGCGATACGATCTCGCCGAAAACCGCGCTCGCCGTGTCGTCCTCGACGGTGGCTGTAACGACCGCACCGTTGCCGGTACTGGGTGCTTGCTGCTGAATCGTCACCGTGACTTCGGCAACGTATGGAGGCTCGCTAGGGTCTTCTCTGTAATATTTTCCCGCCCCGCCAGATATGCAGCCCTCGACGACCACGCTGTCTAACGTGTCGGTGAAGCCGCCGCCATATGCTCCGCCGTATGTAAGGGTGATTGCCGTGATCGCGCCGCCGCCCGTGACGGCCGTTACCGTTGCATTCAGTTGCTCACTAACCGACCCGTCGCTGGAGTTTGCAAAACTAATCTCTACAAAGTCATCAACCGCGTAGCCACTGCCACCATTTGTGATGGTGACACCAGTCACTTCGTATGCAGTGCGATTCGGCACGTTGCAAAACGGAGGGTTAGCCGCGCCGCCGCGACTAATGCTAGTTCCAGAAACGACAGCAAACGCCGGGACAAGCACTGCACCGACACCCGCAGATGGGTTGCTGTCTTGGTCGTAGATATTAAAACTGGGGCTTTGTGGCTCTTCGATGGCAACGTAGGCATACGCCTTGGCGTGCTCAACAACGGTGTCGCCAGCGGCAGCAGAAAATGTCACCGCCTGTTTGTCTGAGTAGCCGCTGCCGCCGCTCGTGACGGACACGCCGTCAACCCTCCAGTACGGCACCTCTAGGCAATAGGTATCCCCAAGGAAATCAGCCCCTTCCGTAAGCGTCACCGATAGCGTAGCCCCGCTGCCGCCGGTCACGCTCGCCGTGACTGTTGGCTCAACTCTGCCCAAGACAGCATAGCCGCTGCCGCCGTCCGTCAGAGTAGCCCCTGTGATAGCCCCACTCATTCCCTCGTAGTCGCAAGGGCTAGCCGCTTGCGGCGCGTCAACCGTCCCTTCAGCACCACTTCCGATGCAGGCTGAGAACTCAAGATACACAAGCCCGCGTTCTGCATCTGATGCTACGGCAGGCGCAAAACCAGCGGCAGAGCAGTCGCAGCCGCCGCCGCAGCAACACGCCTGACCCGTGCCGAGCGCACCGCCTTTGTTCACCAGGCCGCCACCATCCACTACAAGTGCCATTAGGAAGCCGCCGTTGAGCAGGTGGTGACAGACACAGAGAACACAGCCGTACTAGAAGTTGCCAGCGCCACCACGGGCAGCGTCTTGAACTCAAGCGAAGCGGTAGTGAGCGTGGCCGCCGTCGCCGCATTGGCAGCGTAGAGTTGCGGCACCAGCAGATACCACGCCGTGCCTTCCTTGGCGATTGCACAGTCACGCTGTGGGCCTTCAGGGATCGGCCAGAAAAGATTGCTGGCGCTCACCGTGTTCGGCGTTGTCGTCTGGTTCTTGAACGTCACCGTCTTGCTGGAGTTGATCGACCACGCCCCGGTGAAGGTGCAGACGCGGAAGGTCTTGCCACCAGCAGCACCAGGTGCAGACCCAAAGTAAATGCCCGGCGTGTCCCGGTCGCCACCTTCAACGGCACGCACTACCTTGGCGATCCGTTCCGCAGCGGGCCGCGTAAACGTCACCCGCTCAGTGCGTGCTGCTTTGCCGTCCGGTTTCTGTGCCACGTCTCGCTCCTGTGGCGTCAGTCTTCCAAGATCGTCAAGACGAGCCGCGAACCCTCTGCTGCGGCTTGGGCGGCGTAGTTGCCTGGGCCAAGACGCATCACGGCAGGCTCGCCTGGCCGCAGCCTGACAGCACCGTACAGAACGCCACCGGAATACTGCCCAAACGTAATGGTGCAGGTGCTGGCAGTGAGTGCGCCCGAGTTGATGCTTTGCGCTAAGCACATCCCAAGAGCGCCAATAGTCGCAGTCGATATCTGCGAGACAGCGGTGCCCAGCCTAAGCGTCTGCAACAGCACGCCAGCCGTAGCCTGCGAAGCCGTTTGCGAAACCGACACTGCGTTTGAAAGCCTGTCTTTGTCGTATTGCAGAGACGCAGAAAAAGAAACGTCAGCCATGGTTTGTGTCTCCTAGGAATTGCCGCCGGTCATGCCGGTTTGTGGATTTACTGCCGCAGGTTCAACGCCGGTCTGCGACCCTGAGCGCAGGTGGCACACGGTTATATTTGTTCCAAGCGATGGCGGATTGGTTACGTTGATTATTCCAGTTGCCAAGTAGTACGTAGTGCCGCCAGACGTAAACGCCACGGTGTATCGGTACTGCCTTGGAGAAGCACCAGGCTCCCATTCATTTAGTGCGGTGCTAAAAGACAGTCCGAACGGTATTGCAAGCGATGCCTCTCCCGTAGATATGTTGTAATTTACAGCAAGTGGAATTACCGGCAGCCTCGTTGAAATAAACGAGCCAGCAGTATCGTTCCAAGCGACGGTCGCAAGTTCTTGCCCGGCCTTGTAGTAAAAGAAGTTAGCGGGCGGCAAATTAAAGTAAGACTGTCCCGATGGGTTATGAACCAACGTACCTGAGCCGGAAAACCTGGGCTGCGCAGAAGCGGAAAATGTGCCAGCCGGGTAGGGAGAGCACATAGCAATGACAAGCGAATAGCTCTTTCGCTCTGCAATCGTTACGTCAAAGGTTTTATCGTATGACATGTTTAGAAAGGCGGCGTGCCGAAGTAGGTAGCGAAAGCGACGGCAGGATTCACGCGGCGTGAAAGGATTGTTGGCGCACCGCTGCCGGTGAAGTCCGTGTTGAAGCGGATGCTGCCATCGTCGTTCAACGCCATCACAGAGGCTGAGGCGATCTTTTCGATGCCGCCTTCCTCAAACACATAACAGCGTTTCTTGGAACTGCCGCTCACGTAGTTCCAACCGACGTTCGGCAGATACAACTGGTAGCCGCTGGCCTTGAACGACAGTTCCGCAGTGACTTGCCAGAAGTTCACTTCCTGGCCGTTGACTACCTCAACGGCTGGCTGGCCGCTTATGCCGTGGCACATCCACTGATACGCCGCAGCACCAAGAAATGAATCGGAGTTCAGCGCCCCAGTCACGGCCACGGCGTTGGCGATGGGGAACGTCGCGCGGTTCCCGGCGATCGACAGTTTCAGTTCACCTTCGATCGCCTGCGCACCTTCAAGGATGTCTCCAGCCGAGTTGATGAGCGGCTTGATGTCACCGTTGCCGCTGCCGTTGTAGTAGCGGAAGCATGGCACGGAAATCCCGCTTGTGCTGAACGACCAAATATCGGCACGCGACAGCGGGCTCGTTTGAAATTCTTGGATTCCTTCCTGCGGCGACTCAAAACTGTACGTGACTTCCGCGTGGAACGCATCGGTTTCGCTCACCGCTACGTTCAGGCAGAGCAGGTAGGAAAACTCTGGGTGTGCAGCACCGTGGAAGATGCCAACCGTGTTGATGATGTCCTGCGTGTTAGTCGCACCGTCCAGCGTGCAGACGTACTTCAGTTCGGCAGTGGGCGCTTCGCCAAACTTGTGCGACAGCGTGCGCGGCAGGACTTCGCGGTAGGAGAGAACGGCCATTAGGCACCAAGGATTTCTACGGGGTTGGCACCGGTGGCCTTAATCGCCTGCTTGATCTCTTCGAGCTTCGCCAACTGGGCACGACGCTGTTCGAGTGCAGGATCTTGGCGGCCGGTCGCCAGCGCCAGAAACTGCGAGGCACCTTCCTGGGTGCGGATGTCGTTCACCTGCAATGCCTGCTGCGAAGGCCGCGCCAGTTCGGCGGCGAGCTCCTTGCGGATGCTGATGCCCTCAGCGGCAAGGTTCTGAAATGCAGTGCGTGCTTCGCCGCCGGAAATTAGTTCCTTGTCGAACGCTTCGAGAACCTTGAGGAATTGATCCTTCACCGTCTCGACGGGCTTCAGCAGGGATTTATCGAGCCCCAGCGATGACAGTCCCCGGTCCCGCGCCTGCTGCTGGGCAGCGTCATACGCAATATTCGCCGTACGTTTCGTGAGCCGTAGCCGCTCCTGTGCCTGTTGGATCGCCACAGCATCGCCAGCCTTGCGGGCGTCGGCTAACGCCTTCTCCGAGTCGGCAATCGTCTGATTGATCGCCAGCAGATCCTGTGAGAGCGTCAGGCGGGATTTCTCGGACTCTGGCAGCCCAGACTGCACTAGTTCGCGGACCCGCTTGCGTGCCTCTTCGGCCGCCTTGGCAGAGGTTTCTGCTACACGCTTGGTGGCGTCCTCTTCTTCCTTGCGGGCGTCGGTGATCTTCCCAATCACAGCCAGCACTTCGTTGGCGGATTGTGCGATGAGCTGCTGACCTGCCGCCGCTTGGACTGCGCCGCTGTTGGCGTTGTCGATGTCTACCTGAAGGGCATCAAATGCGTCGGTGAGTTCCTTCGGGACAGAGCCAAGATTGCCAGCATCTTGGGCAAACTTCTTGAAGGCAGACGCAGCAGATTCAACCGTGCCTTGCAGCAGCGTTTCGTCAGTGATCTGGGCGGGCAGCGTGAACGCCAGCTGTGCTTCGGCGGCGAAGTTCTTTGCGGCTGCCGTGCCCTTGTTGATCGCCTCTTCAACTTTCTTCAAATCCTCTTGGTTCTTCTGTACGGCAGCAGAAACTTCACTGGCACCGGAATCGCCAGCCAGTGCGTAGTTGGCAAACGCACCAGCCGCCGCCCCGAGCACGACAACAAGAAGCCCGACGCCTGTGCGAGAAAGCAGCGTTGTGATGGCTGCCGTGAAAAATGCCGTTGCGGCTGATGCCGACACGCACGACAGGCTATAGGCAGCAAAGGCACCAGCTGCCGCCAATCCTCCAAGGGCTGCACCTTGTAGGTTGCTTGCAATGAATCCGAGCGTGTCAGCGATGATTGGGAAGATCGTTGACGCCAGCGGTGCCGTCGCCTGAAAGACCACAATAAACGCATCAGCCGCAGCCCTGGCAACCTCGACCACGCCACCGATCGCTGCTTCCGCAGACTTCGCTACTTCCTGAACGTCGAGTGCTGCAATGAACGTGGCGGCGCTTTCAGCGGCAGCAATCAGCGACGGTGCCAGTTCTGCCGTCACGCGAGCCTGGAACGCCTTGAACGTGGCAGCGACTTTGCCGATGGAATCATCCAGCGTTGCCAGCCCTTGCACCTGGTCCTTGCTCAGCACTAGGCCCAGCCGCTCCGCTTCCACACGCATCTGCTCAAGGAAGCCAGCACCTTCAGCAAACACCGGCACCAGTTCCGCACCGCTCTTGCCGAACAGGCTGACGGCCGCCGCCGCTTGCTGGGCCGGGCCGGGCAGTTGGGAGATCGCCGCCGCGACAGCCTCGAAGGCAGCCTCTGGCGACAGACGGGAAAGTTCCTGCACCGACAGCCCGAGATCCGCGAAAGACTTGATAGCACCCTTGTTGCCGGTCTGGGCTTCGCCCAGGTTGATGCCGAGCTTCTGGACACCCTTGCCGAACGTCTCGACGCTCACGCCAGACTGCTCGGCCGCGAACTGGTACGCCTGAAGCGTCTGCGTCGAAACGCCTGTTCGCTTGCTGAGATCGTCCACCGATGCCACAGCAGAGGCAGAGCCAGCCACGAATGAGTTGAACGCACCGGCGACTGTCTGGACGCTCGACAGGAACACCCGCGAAAGTTCGATCGTCTTCAGCGTCGAAACGTCTTGCTGGGTTTTCTTGGCGGCATACCCGAGCTTCTGGAGTTCAACCACACCGGCATTGATGCCCGAGGACATGCCTTGAGCATTTGCCGACAGCGTGAATCCTAGCCCGATGCTTGCCATGCCTAGCCTTCCAAGTCCTTCTTCATCTGCTCAAGCACTGCGTGAATCTGCGTCCAGTGCTTCGGTGCCTTGTCTTCGATCGGTATGAAATCGCCAGCGGTCGGAGTCTTACCCTTCGGGCAGTACGGGGCCAGCATCGCACTGGCAAGCATCCCGGTCTGCGTCCATGAATCTTCGAGCGGGCTGAACCACCTGGAGTACGCGATCCATCGACTGAACTCCCGTGAATCCATTGCGTCGATTTGTTCCAACGTCATCCGAAGGTGGCCCGCCAGGCGCATCTTAAAATGCAGCGTCGGACGGGCGTTTATTCCCCCGCTAGTCTCTTGATCTCCTCCTCAGTCAGTGCGTTGTGCTTCATGGCCGCTTGCCACAGTTTGTGCATCTGGTCGCTGCTGCGAACCTTCAAGGCTTCAACACCTTCTTCGCCGGGGAAGATCAGGTTGCCCTTCTCATCACAGAGCGTCCGCGACAGCAACTCAGAGCGAAAGTCGGGAATGGCTTTGCCGCCCGCCTCGACTAGTTTCATCTCGTAGGAATCACGTTCGCCCACGCTCATCAGCCGCAAGCAGCATTCGCCGCCGAAGGCTTGCACCTTGATGATCTTGGCGTCGTCGGCTGCGTCGATCTGTTCTCTTGTCAGTGACATTGGTTGCCTTATTGGATGATTTGGAACTCGACGGTGTAGCGCGTCACTCCGTTGAGTTCTGCCGCCGCACTCACGGAAGTACAGCATGCAGTGCACGTCAAGTTCATGCCGCCACCCGCAATCGTCAGCGTGCCGCGAGTTCCATAGGGCGCGGTGCTTACGACGCCAATCGTCTGAACGCTGACAGAGCCAGCATCGTCAGTCCAGACAACGCTGCGGCCCTTGGGCAATCCGCCGCCCCACGTCCACGACAGGCCCGTAACTTCCGTGGCAGCCGCGCCGTCGAACGTGACCGTAATGCCTGTGCTGTAACTTGCCACGGGAAAACCTCCCGTGAACTAGCGGGCAACGCGGAAGGTAGCACTGCCACGGATGACATCGTTCACAGCAAGCGTCACCGAGCAACTTGCAACGGTGGCAGCCTTTGACAGCGACAGGCCGCCCGTAATCGCCAGCGTGCCAGTAGCGCCGTCGTCTAGGCCGCCAGTGCCAACAAAGTCGATTGTAACTTCCCGCCCTGTGTCGGTTGCAGACCCAGCCAGCGGACGGTTCTGGGTCAAGACAGCAGCGCCGGTTGTTAGGCCGAGATGGCTAATGTCGATAGTGTCGCTGGCGTTTACGTCGTTCTTGTTGTACGTCAGATTGGTGACGGTGCCGGTGAATCCCGGAAAAGTTACCGTCGTGCCGCTGCTGTCATGGGGCGTCGATGCCATTGCTTATGTCTCCTGCCACCAACAATCGAACGATAGTTTGACGCTATA